ATAACGCAACAGATAACAATTGGACATTTGCTCCTAATGGTACATTAACATTCCCAGACGGTACAACAACTACTGGTAAGAGTATTACTGTACCCGTAAATCAATCGCTAACTGTTAATCTTCCTTGGGAGGGCGGTTTCGAAACCGGCACTACTACTTTTAAGATTAATACAGAATCTATTAAACTGCCAACTGGTAATGGATACATTTATTCAGGCAGTGAAATTAACGCAAACAAGTGGGGGTTAGACTCTGCCAATAAAGAATTAACATTCCCAAATGGCGATAGCATAAATTACGATCAAAACGGGACAGGACTCCAGCTTTACACATTTGCCAACCCTATCAAAATTACATCAGCCCAGAATAAAACTTGGGAGTTTGGAACAGATGGTGAACTGGCACTACCAACAAACGGGTACACTGAAGCAGTTATTAAAGAACTTGATGCTACAGCACTGGTATTGTTTGCTCAAAAGGCTGGCGCCAATGTTAAAATATTAGCAGGCGCAACTTCTGCGGCAGGTGCTAAACAGTGGTTGTTTAATGGCACAAATGGTAGTTTAACATTGCCAGCCAGTGGTGATGTTGTTGACAGCACAAGTGTTAGTCAGTTGGCGAAACGAGGTGAAGGTTCATGGACTGTTACCACCGGTACTAACACCTACAGTTTTACAGTCCCAATGGACGGCACATACACCATGTGGGTCAAGGGAAATATTCCTAATGGTATCATAACTTGGAATGCTACATTAAGCATAACAAATAGCAATGTACCAGCAATAGGCACACAGTATGCTTGGAACTATACAGGCGGTGGAAGCCCTATATTACTAACCGCAATACCCGATCAGATAAGAGGCTCTGCAGGTACAATCAGTACTGACGCTACCTATGCGGGCACAACCAGCAATAGATTTGATTTTGGCATTAGTAATAGCAGCGGCTCATCACAAACAATCTACTACGGTTGGATAAAGATTTAACGGTAAATATAAGAATAGGATAAAATATTATGACAGCGATTACATTTCCAACAGATCCAGCTAATGGTGAATTGTACACAGCACCTAACGGATGTGTTTATATATGGGACGGTGAGAAATGGATAGTTAACTCAACTATCTTTACTGGCCCAGCACTTGCAGACATATCCCAGGATCGTGTTGCGCCCATGTTTGTTAATGGTGTTAACACTGGGATTACATTTCCAACAGATCCAGCTAATGGTGAATTGTACACAGCACCTAACGGATGTGTTTATATATGGGACGGTGAGAAATGGATAGTTAACTCAACTATCTTTACTGGCCCAGCACTTGAAGACATATCCCAGGATCGTGTTGCGCCCATGTTTGTTAATGGTGTTAACACTGGGATTACCTTTGCTTACAATTCAACTACAAACACTCTAACTAGTACTGTAACAGACGGCGATAGATTAGTCAACGGTGCTTACACCGCGAGCCTTGGTGCAAATGGTGTATTAACATTACCAGATGGTAGTATTATCAATGGAGCCACATTAAAAACTGTACCAGGCAACTATGCTGGTATTACAGCAGGTCCAGCAAGCCCAGCAGGCAAGGATGAAGATTCTTGGGTATGGGTAGACAACGATGGCGCAACTATTGCCACAAAATACAGCACAGATAACTATCAGTGGAAGTTTAACAATACTGGTTCATTAGTCTATCCCAACACAGCCGTACAAAGAGACACTGCCACAGTAGAATGTTTAGGCAACACCAGTACTGTGGTTTACACAGCATCTGGTCAATACCAACACACTATAAAATTGTTAATACAAGTTGAAGGATATGTGGGCGCACCAGGGTCTTGGGACACACAAGCATGTGAAATGATGGTGGCCAAGAGTTGGAGAGCCGATGACATAGCCTCAACGGTATATGCTGTGGTACATACCAGTGTGGCACCACTAGCAACATTCACAGCAGAGTGGAACGCACTTACCAACAGAGTAGAAGTGCTGTGCGCCACACCCAGTGCCAATAGCGTATATGTTAGAACATTCGCAACAGAAATTACAACAGCAGATTAAGGAATAATATAACATGTCAAATAAACCATTCGCAATACAAGGCGCTGACCTAACACTAGGCGGCGTAAATTTACAAGCAGGCGCAACTGGTGTTGTTATTCCTGGCGTTACACAAGCTGTCAACTACCGTGTAGAAGAAGTAGAACGCCTTATTACTATCGGTGGCAACAATCCAAACACGTTTGGCAGTAATGCTGGTGCTATTACAGTTATAGACAACGCTGAATATTTGTATCTAGTTGATGACGGAGATACTCCAAGCCAAAGTTATGTTGCGGCCACTTACAGTGTAGATGAACTAGACGATGGCCGAATTGAAGAAATCGATGTTGAAGTAGCCGGTACATTTGCTGCCGCTGACAAAACTCGTGCTGAAGCAGCTAACATGTGGGCTACCACAACACCTACTCCGTTTGTGTCATTCAACAGTGCCAACTGGACACAGATTCCTTTCCGTCCTAAAATGCGAGCAGGGGCTGTTGAGAATGTGGGTGGCGGAGGAAGTGGCGATAGTATTAATAACGGAGACCATTCAGTTAGCGTGGGCAGTGATGGTGTTGTTACTATGTCAACAAGCCGTGGCACAGTAGAGTTCGGAGCATTGCCAGAAATTGGTGGCACACAACACTTCCACATTATGAAAGGCCCTGGCCAAAATGGCAACGATGGCATGGACCTGTACTTTGGTGATGACTATAACTATGTTCTTCAACGTGCCGATTCATATCAAGGAAGCGAGGCATACGGTGTAGAGATTGGTGCAAAAGACCTCGATGGTGGTGATCAACATGTGTGGCGTTTTGACACAGACGGCGATCTCTACATTCCGCCAGGCAAGACCATACGTGACGCCATGACCGGTGATGACCTATTGAATGGTAGTGGCACCAGTATTCAGTCTACCACTTGGGTACAGGATTTTGAAACATCATTAGGCGCACCAGCGGATGTACCCACAATGGCCATTTCCGTTGAATATTTGGCCAACGGTGACATTGTTGCCTTGTTCACTCATGATGTGAATAGCAACAGTAGTACATACAGCGGTGTAGCAAGATTTGACTCCTATGGTACAAAAGTATGGAGTATGAAGTTTGAGGGCAATGACGGCGACATCTATACCAACGGTTGGGGACTTGCTGTAGACAACGTCAACGGATTTATCTATGTTGCCGGTGCTAAGGCAGCAGAAACAGGTTATGAAGTTGCTACCTTGACCAAACTTAGCGAAATAGATGGTGGTGTAGTATGGAGCAAGCAGTATGATGTTGGATATAATAACTCCAACATGGTAGTTGATGTAGCATCAGATGGAAATCCTGTAGTAGTAGGTTATGCCGATAACGGCACTGATAATCAAGTGGTCACTACCAAAATCAACGCTGACACTGGCTCAGTCACTTGGTCAAGAGCATTAAACGGACAGGGTGATGAAGAAGCCTACGGCATGGCAGTGGGGCCTAGTGGTGAAGTGGTCAGTGTGGGCGATATGGCGCAATTTGGAGTACTGAATGCGGCTGAGACATTATCAGTTGATCCAGCGAGCAATCCACTATGGACTGTAAGCGGCTCAATAAATTTTGGTGGCGTCACAGCAGATTTTACTTTCACTGACGGCATACCCACATTTACCAATGTGATTGATACTGTGGGCGGCAGAACAGCAGACGATGTGATTGTCACGGTAGGTGGTTCAGCACTTGGTAGTGGCATTGACGGTGTAGATGATATGGTCATCAAAGTTGCCACAGTGACAACTGACACAGACGACCGTATATTGGTTGTCAAATATCTCAGCGATGGCACCATTGACTGGCAAGCAGCCGTACAAGTTGAAGCAGGCTATGACTGTAAGGGAGCAGATGCTGACATAGACGGCAGCGGCAGCGTTTACGTTGTCGGAAATTTTGATTATAACGAAAGTGTTGACAAGTCCGCCATGATCATAATCAAGTTTGACAGTGCAGGTGTCAAGCAGTGGACACGCAAGGTACAGGGCGAATGTGAAGATTTTGCTACCAGTATTGTAGTTGGTCCGGACAATTACCTATACCTATCAGCAGTGACTGGAACTAATAACAACAGTGACTACAGCATGGTCATTGCCAAGTACAACACCAACGGCACTGTGGTGTGGCAACGTTTGTTGGACAATACCACAACCTGGACATTTAGTGGCGGCCTGTTCTTTAACAACAGTGGCGGCAGTAACTTGGCAGTGAGAGATGGTTATGTGGCAGTATCGGGCAGTTTTGGTGACCCGGGCACAACGCCCCATGCTGTTGTAGCACAGTTTGACACACTGGGCACAACATTCTCAATGGGCGACTATGACTTCATAGCCGCTACATTTAGCGGTGTATTGGACAGCGCAGCCAGCAACATCACAGTGACTGGTGCCAGCAAAACAGACAGCGACTACATTGAAGAGTTTACCACAAGTAATTTTTCGCCAACTGTGGATCTTACCAGTGACCTAATAGGCACAAGATACAGCAGTACTTCTGGCACTGTGGGCACTGTGAAACTAACAGCACCAGGTAGTCGCAAGATTGAAGAAGTTTACGGATACAACTCTGTGTCAGTTACTTCGCGGAACTTTGGCTCCGTAGTGACCAGTACCACAGCGTTGGCCAACACAGGCGCCACGCAGAGCATTCCTATTAGTGTGTCTGCTCTGGAACTGGCGGATCTTGTGGCCTTGGTCAATTTTGGCACTACTGGATACTATTTTGAAGTGTCATTAGATCAAAGTAGTTGGCGCAAGGCCTCTTACGGTGGGTATGACAGCACACCTGGTAGTGAATACTTTATATTTTACTTGACCAACAGTTCTTTACCAGTGTCTCAAGGGCAAACAGCGTACTATAGAATTGTTACAGGAGCAGATCCTGTGGTGTGGTGGGACGCGGCCACCTTGCCTAATGGTGATAACAACTTCCGTGGAGCCACTATAGACTATCACGCTTGGACAGGTGAAAGCACTATCATAGGAACCATACACATTGTTAACGACAGTGGCGAAGAACATATCAGTCACAGTGAAGTACAAAGTGGCTCAAGTGACGGTGAAAATGATGACTTGTGGGTGGTACTGAACGAAGGCACTGTCGGTTATCAACGCATAGACGGAGAAAGCAAAACATTGAAAATACAGTGGACCGCCAAGGTGTTCTACGGTTCAGAATTTTACGATTAATCAGGATTAGACAAAATGACCACAATACGAAAAATAGTAACAAGTAAGATAGATGGTGACAACGCCAATAACACCAGCACCAATGAAGTTCGTCCATTTGGCGAATTGGCAGTGTATATCGACACGGACAACAACGGCGGCGTCAACAAGTTAGAACTGTTGATGTTTGACGGTGTTAGAACACACTTACGAAGCAAGGTCTTGAGCAAGGGCACATTCTACGGTGGAGATGCTGACAGCGGTGACCAAGGTGACGGCCTTGAGAATTTTGACACTATCAAACTGATTCCAGATGCTGAACTACATTATAATGATGGCGATTATGGCAATGATCAATACATTGTTATAGATCCCACAGCAGGTTCTCCGGGACATGTTCATATCCGTGCTGGCGGTGCTATAGATAACAGTAATGCTGATTTGTTTCTAGGCGGTGAGCAAACATTCGTTCGTGTCAGTGACACTTCAGACAATGTGGTGATTAGAACCGGACTTAGTGCAGCAATAGAAAATATTGAGGTAAACGATGTAGATGAACTTGTGCCACCAGGTGGCGTTTGGAGATTGTTTATTGGTGACGAAGCGTATCCTACTTTAGGTACAACTGTTCAGATAGGCGAAACTGTAACCACAACCTGGGGAACTCCTGTAACTGCCACTATTGTAGATATCCAACAAGACGCCGGCAATTGGCAAATCCACGTTGATCAAGATATTACTGTGGGGCATAATCCTTACAACACAGTTACATTTAACCGAGGAAGCAAGACCTGGCTATTTGGCTCAGATGGTAAGTTAACTGTACCCGCAAATAGTTCTATTCTTACAAATGAAACAGCATTAAAAATAGCAACACATTCAACAACCACTTACACATTCAATCAAGCCTATTGGGAAGCATTGAACGGTAATGCCACACGAATGTTAACAATCACAGGCAATGCCCAGTATTTTTCATGTACGGTAACAGCCAATCAAGACGGTACCTATACTGTTGCTGGTCTTACTGGCAATTCGTTTGAGCTGGGCGACTGGTTTAAGGTTCCAGGTAATGAACTTGGTGGCGTTACACCTGCTAATGATATACAAATCAATATTGCCACAGTAGACGGTGAAGGTGTGATACTGACTACCACTACTACAGGAACAGCAGTTGGTAAACAATGGCAGTTTGGCACAGATGGTACTACAACATTGCCACAAGGTGGTACTATTAGTGAAGTGACTGTCACGCCCTTCGTCGGTGGCAATCCTTCAGTTGGTATTTTACTAACACCGTTTGTAAGTGACGAATTTGGTACTCCCAATCCTGACATGGCGGTGAAAATATATCCAACATTCAACGATGACGATCACATACACATTGTGGCAGGCAATCCTGGAACAGTTGATCTATTCTTAGGTGATGACATTCAGTATGTTAAACTCGAAGCGGACGGCGGCAATGTTGTTATCAGTGCTGACGACCCTGTGGGTATCAAATGGACATTTGACGTAAACGGTAGATTAACCCTACCAAAAAATAGCAGTGTGAGAGAAGTTACACCTGCTACAGGTGCCGCAAAAAATATAATAGTAATACAAAGTGCTTCCAGTATTTTGAATACATCTTTTGCCTCATTACCGCCAGCACCCATATCCAACTATGTTGTTCCTGGAACTGATATTGTGGTCAATGTCACATGGAGTACAAATGGAGAAAACTATCATGCTCCAGCATTTGTAGTGGTTGACGGCGGCTCTGGTCACACAGGTGGTGGTGAATCTGGCGGTGGCGATGTATTAACTGTGCCTTATGCTGACATGGGAATATCAGGCGGCGGCAACTGGACTTGGTATGTTGTTGACATTGCCAGTGATGTTGTATTGACAGCAGGACTTGAAAGTTGGCGATTTGCCGGGGATGGTTCATTGACATTCCCAGATGCTACTGTACAGACCACAGCGTTGGTACAAGGCGAACAAGTATTTACACTTGACACTGGTGCTATTGATTATGCTCCAACAGCGGTAGATTTTAATCTATTGTTTGTTACAGCGGCAATAGGGTATTCAGGAACTGATCCTACTTCAGTTACGCTGCCAAATGGTACGCCTGGACAGCGTTTGGTTATTTTCAACGGTTATAACCTTGCTACCCTTACAGTAAATCCTGGAGTGTTTGGCAGAGATATTTCAAGTGGCGTTGCAGCAGAGTTTATCTACTCCGGTTTTGACGGGTTATGGATGCCGCTATATGGAACAAATAGTCCAACCTAAACAATAACGGAAAAACATAAACAATGGAAATTATCTTAGCAACACTGTTAATGACACACTTGACAATAGTGTCAGTTACCCTGTATCTACATCGTTGTCAAAGTCACCGTGGAGTTGAGTTCCATCCTGTGCTAAGTCACGCCATGCGTTTTTGGCTGTGGCTTACAACGGGTATGACTACCAAGCAATGGGTAGCAGTACATCGCAAGCATCATCAGAACACAGACGTAGAAGGTGACCCGCACAGTCCACACGTATACGGTATTTGGAACTTGGTGTTTGGCGGTGTCAAGTATTACAACCGTGCAGGCAGTGATGCTGACATGGTAATGAAATACGGCATGGGCACTCCTAAAGACTGGATTGAACGTAAACTTTATACACCCCACCATCGCCTTGGCATTCTTGTAATGTTAGTCATAGACTTGTTGTTATTTGGGCCATGGGGATTCGTAGTGTGGGGTGTACAAATGTTATGGATTCCCTTCTGGGCGGCGGGCTTTATCAACGGAATGGCACACTGGTGGGGATATCGCAATACTGATACCAACGATAAAAGTAAAAATCTAATGCCATGGGGCATATGGATTGGCGGTGAAGAACTACACAACAATCACCATGCAGATATAGCAAATCCCAAGTTTAGTCAGAAATGGTGGGAATTTGACGTAGGATGGTTTTATATACGTATATTAAGTATGCTAGGTTTAGCAAAAGTGCGAACCAGCTAAATATACTAAAGAGAACGAAATATGAGTATACTTCAAGTTAATCTAGGGTCTTACGCAAACGACGGTACCGGCGATGACCTACGCACGGCATTTGAAAAAACCAATGCAAACTTTAACGAGCTAGATCTAACCCGTGTTATAACAGCTGATAACGTAGGATCCGGAGCAGGTAGTACTCCACTTGTTGACGTAAGTGCTAGTATTTTTAAAGAAAAAGTTGGTAATAATCTAAAGTTACGTTCCTTAGTAGAAGGGTCAAATATTACATTGACTCAATCGCTGAATGAAATAACTATTAGCACACCTGATAGTATTAATGCGCTAAGTGAAGATGCTACACCAACGCTGTCTGCAGACCTAAACTTAAATTCATTTGATATAGTTGGACTAGGCAATATCTTTATCAGTGGCGATATATCAGCTCAGAGTTTAGAAGGTCCGTTGATAGGCAATGTAACCGGTAACGTAACCGGTAATGTGCTGGGCAATGTAACAGGCAACTTGACAGGTAGTGTACTTGGCAACTTAACAGGCAACGTAACTGGTAATGTAACTGGCGACCTAAGTGGCGATGTAACTGGCAACTTGTACGGTAATGTTGTAGGAAATGTAACGGGCAATGTTGGCGGCAATGTACTTGGTAACTTAACAGGTAACGTATTAGGTAATGTAACAGGTAACTTAGCAGGCAATGTAACTGGTAATGTAACAGGTGATGTACTTGGTACTGTATACGGATCAGTAGTTGGTACAGTTAGCAGTATTGCAAACCATGGATTAGGCGCTCTTAACAATGTTGATTTAGTTACTACTGCTCCAACAAACGGTCAAGCATTGGTGTATAACGCAGTTATATCTAAATGGATTCCTAGCAGTGTTGCAAGTGGCGGCACTCCTAGCAGTGGATTAGATTTTGGATCTTTTGGTGCACCTGCAGGGTTTACACTAGATCTAGGTGTTTTTTAAGGATTAGGGGAAAATAATGGCTTTACAAATACGTCGAGGAACGAACGCCCAACGACAACTAATGTCTGGGATCAATACACCTGCGGCAGGAGAACTGTTGTTCGTAACAGACTGGGCAACAGCAGGCGTTGGCCCCGTGTGGATCGGCGATGGCACAACTGCTGGAGGTATAGAAGTATCTGGAGGTGGTGGATCAACTACTCCAACATATCTACTAGCGGCACCTAGCTTAACTGTAGACGAAGGTGATGCATTAACTATCACATTAACTACAACTAATGTTACTAACGGCACTACTATTCCGTATACTATTACGGGTGGTACTGGATTTACAGCAGCAGACATCGGATTGTCTGTGCTAACCGGTAACTTCAACGTAAGTAGCAACACAGCCAGCATTAATCTAAACATAGCCAGCGACTTCTTAACAGAAGGACCTGAAACATTCACATTAACGTTGAATTCAATAACTCCCGTAGCTGCTATAACAATAACAGTAAACGACACAGTAACTGCCGTTATTTCGGGCGGTGGGCCAGGCGACACTGTGTTTGATTTTATAGTGGGCGGCGGTGACCCAACAACTACACTATTTGACACGATAATAGACGGTGGTACACCTGCGTAAGCTCAAAATATGCTAAATAACAAAGATAGAGGATTTAAGACATGCCCCAACAAATTATATTAAGAAAAGGTACCGCAGCAGCTTGGACAGCAGCTGGGTCTGTTGTTTTAGCACAAGGCGAACCAGGCTTTGAAACCGACACCGGTAAACTGAAAATTGGTAACGGTACACTAGCGTGGACAGCACTTGGATACGTTAATCCAACGTTCCCCACTATTCCGTCAAACCTAGCTGATCTACTTGACGTTGCTGAAACTGCGCCGTCGTTAAATCAAGTCCTAAAATGGAACGGCACCGCTTGGGCTCCGGCAGCTGATGCCACCGGTGGCGGCGGTACAGGTGCAACAACACTTGATGAGCTAACTGATGTGGCAATCACCGGTACACCTTCAATAGGACAAGTGTTATCATATGACGGTGCAACTTGGACTAACAGTATTGTACCAACTGAATCATTGGATCTTACAGATCTTAGAGACGTAAATATTAATTCGGGAACGCTGGCCAGTGGCCAAGTGCTGAAGTACAACGGCAGCAGCTGGTCAGCTGCTGCTGACAACAACACGACTCAAACATTAACAGGCAGTGCTCTTCCAGGCAATGGCGCTAATGTGGCATTGAGCGGCGGTGGCGGCAGCTTTAAACTAGTGCCGGGAACTGCTAACATTTCTTTTGCAGTCACTGGTAATGATATTACTGTTTCTACAACTGATCGCGACACAACTTATGCTTTTAGTTCATATGCTGAAAGTGGCGTAACAGGATTGCGATTAAGAAATACAGTAGCTTTGACCAACGTAGATATACCGTTTCCTGATACTGCAACTTCTGTTGTTACTAGAGGTGCCGGCGGCGCATTGAATATCAATGCTAGAAATACTCGTTACACGCAAACTCTTACTGCAACTGCTAGTGGAGTTGACTTTATAACAGAAGGCAACACTGAAGCGTTTGGTCTAGGGGCCACGTTGGCACTTGGTACTAATATTGTAACATTGACCACTGGAACAACTCTAGGATTGTATCCTGGACTATTATGCAGTGTTACTGCCGGTACCGGTGCGTTTGGTACTAACGCTCTTATTGTCTCTGTTGATTCTGATACACAACTTACAATGAGTGTTAATCACGCTACCGCTGGCTCGGTAACATTTAGCTCTCGTTACAGAAAGAATATTGCATTTGCAGGTACTCCAGATTTAAGCATTACCAATCCAAGCGGCAATACTATTACTTTTGACACATTGAGTAAAGTTAATACAGGTGTTGTAGGCAGGATTGCTACATATACCGACAGTGGCGACTTACGATCAGTACAATCATCCAACGATGGACTTACTTGGGATCAAGCAACACGTTACCTAATAGTAACTAGCGGACGTTTAGCACTACGTCAAACAGATCTACAGATGTTGCACAACAGCTACGGTACTGGTTTAAGAAGTGACGGATTGCAGTATGCACAATACTTTGCTGGTGCAGACAGTAGAGCATGGAATATTATTCGTAGTAGGGGTACTTCAACTGTACCTGCTTCGATAAATTCAGGTGACGAGCTATTTGAGTTAAGAGCATATGGACAGTATGGCACAGCATCAGCAGACTTAACCATTGCTGCTAACATGCGATTTATTGCAAAAACTATTACTCCAGGTTTCGTTGGTGCAGATATTGTATTTGCTAACGGTAACGGTTCTGCAACAGCTAGTCCAAGTCTTATCATTCGTGAAACTGGCGATGTGGAAATTAACAGCATCAGTGCTATTGGCGTAGGCGGTAATGGTGATTTAGTATTAGCTGGTATTGGGACTGGTACAGTTCGATTACCAGCAGGCGCCACAGTGGGTGGTGTACCGATAGGTTCTGTTGTATTAAAAGGCACGTTGACTGGTGCAGCACTAACTGCATTAACTGGTATGGTTACTGGCGATGCTTACGTATGTTCGTCAACTAGCGGTATATTTATTGCACAACACATTCATTTGTATAGTGGCTCTGCATGGAACGACCTAGGCTCATTCCAGGGTCCCGCTGGTACTAATGGCGCCGCAGGTACTAATGGTACTTCTGCTACTATTGCAGTAGGTACAGTGACCACTGGAGCTGCTGGTTCAAGTGCAACAGTAACCAATGCCGGTACTTCATTAGCTGCTACATTTAACTTTGGTATTCCACGCGGTGATACAGGTGCAACAGGCGCAGCCGCTACTATTGCAGTAGGTACCGTAACAACAGGCGCTGCCGGCAGCTCTGCTATAGTTACCAATACTGGAACAAGTGGCGCGGCGGTATTTGCCTTTACTATTCCAGCAGGTGCCGATGGTGCCGATGGTGCCGATGGCGTTGACGGACAAACAGTTCTTAACGGTGCAGTTGATCCAACAACAGAAGGCGTTAACGGTGACTTCTACATCAATACAGTAAGTGATCAAATCTTTGGACCAAAAGCAGCAGGTGCATGGGGTACAGGTACTTCATTAGTAGGACCAGCTGGTGCAGATGGTACAGACGGAGCTGACGGCCAAGGAGTTCCAACAGGCGGAACAACTGGACAGATCCTTTCTAAGATCGACGGCACTAACTACAACACACAATGGATTGCTGCACCAACTGCCAGCAACAGTTTTGAAACTATTGCAATCGCTGGACAAAGCAGCGTAGTTGCTGACAGTGCAACTGATACACTAACATTGGCAGCAGGCACTGGTATTGCTATTACTACTAATGCAGGCACAGACACTATTACTATTGCTAGTACAGTAACTAATACAGATACAACATATGGCATTAGTGCAGAAACTGCAACAGGCGGAGTAAACCTACGCTTAACAGGCAGTGATGCAGCTACAGACAATGTTAAACTAACTGCTGGTACAAACATTACCTTGACAAGAACTAGTGCTGATGAAATCACTATTGATGCCGCAGGCGGTGGTGGTACTGCTAGTAACAGCTTTGCAACTATTGCAGTAGCTGGACAAACTAGTGTGGCTGCAGACAATGCTACTGATACATTAACACTGGTTGCTGGTACTAATATTACTATTACTACTGATGCAACTACAGATGCTATTACTATTAACTCCACTGCTAGCGGTGGTGGTGCAATGGCAACCAGAGCTGCACTAAATGGCACATCTGGTTCATTAGCAGCAGACGGCGTTGGTACTATTAACATTACTGGCTACAAGTCTTACATGTTGATGAAAGTGGCAACTTCAGCCGCTGCTTGGGTAAGAATCTACACTAGTGAAGCAGCAAGAACTGCTGATGCATCTAGAACAGAAGGAACTGATCCTGCTCCAGGTGCTGGTGTTATTGCTGAAGTTATTACTACAGGTGCTCAGACTGTATTCATCAGTCCGGGCGCACTAGGATGGAATGACGAAACAGTTGTTACAACTAATATTCCAGTAAGAGTAACAAACAAAAGCGGGGCAACAGCAGCAATCACGGTTACACTAACTGCATTACAACTAGAAGCTTAATATGACACAACTCAATAGAGAATACGTTGTCACACTCAAAAATAAAGATGAGTTAGGCAAGTTCTATGAAGACATGGAGACTGAGGGCACATTTGATTATGTACCCAGTCGAGCTGTTGAATGTGCTAACAAAAGAGAAATCAGTAGAAATACACACTACTTGATCAGCAATGAAGAAGCAGCCGTATTACAAAATGATCCAAGAGTTGAGGCAGTTACATTAGTTGCAAAGTTACAAGGTGTTAAATCAATACTCCATGCAGATCAAACTGCCACATGGAGCAAAGCAGGTTCTATTGCAGTTGATCAAAAAAACTGGGGACTTTACAGAACTGGTTTGGAAAGCAACATTGAAGGATGGGGCAGCGAAACTGGTACAGGTAATCAATCAGCAACTGTTAAGTTTACGGCCACTGGCGCAAATGTAGATGTTGTAGTGCTTGATGAAATCGCCTATGCAGATCATTTAGAGTTTTCAGGTAGAATGCAAGAATACGATTGGTTTGCCAATCACAACTTAACGGCATGGCCTTTAAACCCAAATGCCAACTACGTATACAACAGTTACTCGGGTGATAACAACCACGCTACTCATGTAGCTGGCATCATCGGCGGCGATACACAAGGATGGGCACGTGGTGCAACTTTGTTCAATCTAAGACATGACAGTTCAGGTGTTAACGGAGATGCCGGAGTTTACACTCCTAGCGATCGCATTATTGATTACATTAGAGCATTCCATGCTAGTAAAAGTGTTAACCCCG